TGCCAGTTCCAACCGAGCTGAGAGAGGATTCCCCAACAGACTGGGCAACGCCAAACATGATGTCGGTCGGAGACTTACAAAACGGCGACCTTGCAGGCGGAGCGGTAGCTGCAGTCTTACGCAACACAGGGAACCTTGTTTCCGCTGCCGGTGAGATGGCTGGAGGAATTGCTAATAAATTCTTACCAGCTAAGATCCAAGCTAGCGGTGCCATGGGAGCTCTCGGTAAGACATTGGGGGATCTTTTCCCACCAGAAAACATAACAACAGCAGTACAGCAATATTTTGGGGTTGCTCCTAACCCGAACCAAACAGTGGCATTCCAAGGTCCACAACTACGCTCGTTTAGTTTTTCCTGGACGTTCAATCCTCGCAACAAGGAGGAGAGTCGTAATTATCAAAAGATTATTAAGAAATTAAGATCTAGATCGCTTCCCACACTTGCAATTGGTGGCTCTAACGCTGTTCTAAAATATCCTTCCATGGTTCAAATGAATTTATATCCATGGGATAGTATGGGCGAATCAATACCTGGCTCGAGCGCAAGATATGGTTGGACCTCAGAATCAATTATAAAGATGAAGACGTGTGTTATTAGTAACGTCTCTGTTAACTACGCCCCGGGTAATATTCCAGCATTCTTTGAAGGCACTCGTTTGCCTACTGTAATACAGCTGTCTATCTCGTTAAGAGAAATTGAATATATGCTTGGGCATGACTACGATGAGCGGGTTGGATCGGACGCCAACGGGTTTAGCGACTGGGTAACGGGCGCTGTGGCAGCCGCGGCCGTACTAGATACGGCTACGCCGCCTGATGTAGCTGGGGAACCTACCCCGGAAGTTAGACAGCCCGTTCCAGAAACTGTCACAAATACAAACACTCCTCTAAGTTGGAATGGTACTCCAGTTGCAACGCCGGCGTTGCTTGCGGCTGCCCCCAATAGTACAGTACCGCCAGGCGCGCAGTAAGGATAACACATGAAGTATTTCGAATCCATGCCAGTCATATCTTACAACGGACAAAGTGTAAGAAACATACTTACTCGTGTCGCCCTGACTGATGACACTAAGGCTAACAAACACGTGTTCCTGCCATATACTCAAAAGGAATATGAGCGGGCTGATGTGCTGTCCGATAAGTACTATGATAACCCCGATTGGGCATGGATGGTTTGGTTCAGCAATCAAACAGTAGATCCATATCACGATCACTACCTCTCCCAGCCCGACTTCGAGGCTATCATTCGAAAGAAATATGGAACGATTGAGAATGCTTCAACGTACATTAGTCATTGGAGATGTAATTGGGAATCTAACGCAGACCAAACTATATCAACTGCAGATTATGGAGGTCTTCCGCAAACTCATAGGAAGTACTTTAACCCTGTGCTCGATAGTAGGGGCAATATTCATTCGTATCGTCGGAAGAAAAAAGATTGGGTAACAAGTTCCAACCAAATTATAACAATCACATTTGATACCCCAATTGCAATTCCTTTCACATATGGGGAAAAGGTATTTGGATCGACGACCAACACATATGGCTTTGTAGACTACGCCGATCAAACATCGGTGACACTTAAGAATGTCAATGGAGCGTTTACTGGAGATATGACACTAACAGGAAGAAGCTCTAATATTCAAGCTCAAGCCGGCCTTGTGTCTATCGTTTCTCAAACCATTCCTTTAGATGAGTATCCATACTGGGAATCTGTTAGCATATACCAGAATGAGTTGGAAAAAAATGAACAAAAGAAACATATTAAACTAATTGACAATACCTACAAGTATGACGTCGAAACTGAGATTAGAAGAGTAATGAATGTATGAGTTTCATTAGTAAAGTTCTCGGAGCTATTGAAAAACAAGTTCTCCGCGACTCTGCGGAGTGGACTCAGGGTGACTATAGGACCGCTCGTGCGTCCAACCAGCTTACTCCTGGGGACGTCGAAGTCATGAATCTTACAATCATAAGAGAAGATGGCCAGCGTGCAATGACACTTATGTCTCATTGTAAGACTATTGAGGTATACGAAAGCGTTCTATCACCAGTTATATTTGCAGAGTTGAACATAGCTGATGCTATTGGCATGAGACAGGACTTCCCGATTAATGGGGAAGAATATGTAAAGCTAGTTATACGAACTCCTGATACTCGGGTACCTACTACATACATGCTTCGTGTATATGAGGTGGTGGATGAGAAGGTTGTACGTAACGCTCAGATGAGAACTTACAAACTAAAGTGTTGCTCCCCAGAGCTATTCCGTAGTGCCAAGACGCACATTAGCAATACGTACAGTGGCACCGTTTCTGAAGCGATTAACGACATTCTCGAGAACTATCTCCAAACAGAAAAATCTATAGAAATAGAAGACACAAAGGGTGCTAAGGAACGCGTACTATCTCGCCTTACACCTCTAGCGGCAATTGACTATCTTAGACGGAGTGCTATTTCAAAAACCCATAAGTCTTCTTCGTTTGTATTCTTCGAAAATAAAGACGGATATAAGTTTTGCACATTAGAACGCCTATTACACGAAGGCTCTTTTCTAGGTCTTACAGATAAGACGTTTTTCTTTGACTCTGGATCTAATAACACAGATATCAATAATATTACCATGCGAAACATTATAGCATTTAATCAAGTGCAATCCGCAGGGTCTCTGAGTATGATTGCTCGTGGGGGTATTACAAACGTTTCCAAACAATTCGACCTGTTCACTGGGGACGTTACTGTATATAACTATACAGATAATGAATCTGCCGATGAATTTAAGACTGCTGATGAAAAGGGAGCAGGTCAGCGTACCTCTACCCATGTCATGGAGCATGGTCAGGTTGGAACCAAAGCTGGCATGTCCCCGTCTGTAGTTGCAGCCGTTCCTTCTACCAGCGAGACGGGAGACTCTGGTACAGCCGCGATGATGGCGGTTCGTAGAGCCTATACACAAAAGCTCGTCGACAATATTGTTCAGATATACGTATATGGGGACACAGATGTTACAGTTGGTGACGTTATTAAATGTAAGTTCCCTCGGGGTTTAGGAACATCCGGCGATCCTAAAACTACAAGATTGGATAGCGGCAACTATCTAGTAACAAAAGTAAGACACATGATCGTATTAGGCGATCGTCCAGGCCATACTATGTCACTCGAGCTAATTAAGGGCTCGATATTGGAGAATCCATAATGTCATCCACTCAGTTTATGGGCCAAGAAGGCTTTAGATGGTTTATCGGCATTGTCGAAGACTATCTCAACGATCCAGCTCAGCTCGGACGTGTTAAGGTTCGAGCATTTGGCATACACGATGATAACATATCTACAGAACAACTACCATGGGCTCAGGTTCTCATTCCTACGACTGCAGGACCAGCACAAAATGGTGTGGGTGTAGCTCCAGTCGGACTAGGTATTGGATCTAGAGTAGTAGGCTTCTTTATTGATGGGGAAGAACATCAGTTTCCAATGGTTTTAGGAGCTTTTCACACTATTCCTCAAATGGATCAGGCCAAACATGGCGTCAGTCCTTTAGCAAGAGGAACAAACACGGTTCGCAGAACCAAAGTGGGGCCGGAGCCCAAATCCGAATATAATGCAGAGTATCCATATAATAGAGTGATACAGACAGCTTCAGGACATGTAGTTGAAATAGACGATACGCCTGGACATGAGCGTATTAACGTCCAACACAAATCTGGCTCATATATTGAGATCAGTCCTGATGGTAAAATGGTTATTAAGTCTGCTAGCGATATGTATGAAATCAATGCTGGTAAGAAAACCATCTATTCCGCTGGGGACATCGATATTGTGTCTGGTGGTGACATTGCCCTTATTGCCAAGAACGGTATCAAATTATCTGCTGCAGCAGGTGTTACCCAAACGAAAGGTAATCTGTTTGTTAAAGGACTGGTTACCTCTACAGCAGCGGCAACTGGGGTGTTTACGTCGCCGTCGGGTAAACAGATTTACGTCGAAAATGGCATTGTAGCAAGCATTGAAAGTTAAGGAATAGATTATGGCATCCAGACCACCACCGCCCCAAGCTCAGACAGCTCCAGTTGCTTTTACAGCCAACACATCTATTCTGCAAGCAATCAAAGAGGGCAAAGGATCTTTAACGGAAAATTGTAGTGGTCAGCTTGAGCTTACGGTTGGAGGTAATACAGCTCCTACGAAGGTGCAAACATCCAAGGCGGCTCAAAAAGTTGTCGATGCCACCACAGAAGTGGGTAGCGCTGTAGATGATGTTACAGATACCTTGCTCATTATACTTCAGGAAATAAACTTAGTAACAGATTGTGAGTCTCTTAAAGCTCGTCTACGCCCAGTAATTAAAACTATTACTGACTCAATTGACGGCGTGATTGAGGAAATGGAGCAACAATCCGGGCTAATAGCAATTGTCAAGGTGCCTAAGACTCCATGGGGTGTTGTTAAGTGGGTTAAAAAGGCGATGTTAGGAACCGTTCTACCCCAACTTAAAGCATTTATTAAACTAGCCAAAAAAATAATTAAGCTCATTAAAGTACTCGAGCAGCTTATAAAGGTGATCAAGGGTCTGGATGAGAAGTTAGAAAAGTGTGCTGTTGAATTCGCTCAAGAATCTATCGATAGCGTTATCGGGGCTATTGAAAAAGAAATCAACGAAGGCATTGATAAAGCTCTTGGACCTATGTTCTGTAAGATTCAAAAGCTACAAAAAGACATTGACGATACTCTAGGTTTCCCAACTACAGCTATTGACTTCTCCAGCACAGAGAACTTTGTCAATTCGCTCGATGCGGCTATTGAAGATAAGGATAGTGCTGCTAAGAAGGCTCAAGAGGAACCTACTACCGAAATTGAAGGCGCGACTGCGACCCTGCAAGATTCGAGTGGTAACGTATACGAATTTAAAGACGGTATGCTTACTAAGGTAACACCTACCACATAAGGATAGAAGATGGCACAGAAGGACGAGTATAAAAATACAGATGTGAAGGAGGAGCTATACAGCGACTTCTTGACAGACTTTAACTATCACCCAGCGACTGGTCTGCTCCTTCGGTTTGTTGATGAGTTTGCAATTAAGCGCTCGATTCGTAATCTGCTAATGACTAATAAATATGAGAGATTATTTCAACCATCTATCGGATCCAGCATTAATAGAATATTGTTCGAACCTGTATCCTCACACAC